CACTTAGTTATCATCCTCGCTTTGAGCGCTTCTGCTAACGCAACAAGCTCTGCGGAGGCGTCCTCATCAAGGGCGCCTTTCAGAGCGCGTTCGTACAGCTGCTCATAGCGAACACGCAGATGTGAAATATTTACAAATGTGACTTCTCTCTCGTCTCTCGCTCGCCATTCTTCTTCATCTTCTCCACGTGCTCCGTAAGTAATTAGACGTCCCATCTTACCCTCCACAGTATCTGTCTTCAGACCCGCCATAATATCCGTGCGGTCTAGGACCAGATCCTCGGTGTATTCATCGCCTTCAACGAATGCTCCTAGCGCACCCCCTTCCCTTCTGCTCTTTACGTAATTAGCAGAGGTGCTGGGGAACCTGGGTTCGTACCTGTCTTTGTTTTTAAAGGTTCTCTTATGAAAGAGTTCCTTGACAGTGCGGACCAGTTCGCGTCGGGCTATCTCGCCGAGACTCCCTACTTTTAGGGCCTTATAATCGTCTCGCAGATCGTTCAGTTTGGCAATTTCTTCATCGAGGGCCTCATTTGCCTCCTTCAGTCTTTCGTCCGTTTCCTCCCGAGTTGCATACTTCTGCTCTTGGGCGATAGCATTCATCTTCTCGCCGAACGCTGCCATGACTTGGTTTTCCTTGTCTTGGACCATCCGCAGATCCTCCTCTAGGGAGGTTAAGTAGTTGGTTGGCGCTCGGGGAGTTGTGAGCTTATCGAATGCCTTTATTGTAGCGGCATCGAGGAACGGCTTTCCTGGACGTGGCATGGCGCGCTTCGCGCCGTTGAGGATACTGTTCAATAGGATGAGACGGCGATCGATCTGCTGTTTTCCGACCACTAAGGTTCTCTTGCATGACACAACACGTGCCATCCATCGGCCGATTCTACCGCCGAAGAGGACCTCCGTTTTGTCGACGCCAGCAGGCAGGGGGTTGGACGGGCATTCGAGCCCTAGGACAACACAGAAGTAACTTGTTATTTTGTGTTTTACAAGTCCTATCCAATTCTCCGGGCCAGGGAAATATTTTAAGAGTGAAGACCAGTGCTCGACGGTCTTCTCCCTGTAGCTCGGATCATTGAAGGTCCGTTTTGCCACCTGTTTCTTATGATTTCGATCGCGTATCTTTTCAATTTTGGTTACTTCCGGAGCCAGTATATTCTTTCTCCATGTTTGTTCGAGTATGTACAGTTGTTCGTGTATGATCTTAACGCAGTGGGAGACTGCTTCCGCCGAATTTTTCGGCGGTTGGAGTGATCCCTCTACCAATGGGCTTGTTGACATGTTGTTGTTAGCTAGCGCACTTTTTAATATCTACCTCTTAAGGTGATAAACCGATACGGG